TGCCGAGGGCACGTTCGTATCCGTGAACCGCTCCGGCGATGCTTTCGCCAAGAGCAAGGGCGCAGGTGGCGACATCGAGCGCGTGAACCGCAACCAGGGCGATTTCGAAGTGACGGTCACCTTGCAACAGACTTCTCCGACGAATGCCGAACTTTCGGCCATCCTCGCTGCGGACCAGGCCTCCAACGCTGGCGTATGGCCGCTCACCATCAAGGACATTCTCGGACAGACCCTGTTCTTCGCCCCGGAGGCGTGGATCAGGAAGGACCCCGAATGGGAGGACGGCGACGACCTGAACTCCCGCGCATGGGTGTTCGACACCGGCATCGCAGCGAACCTCGTAGGAGGTAACTAACCCATGCTCTCCCCGATTACAAAAGAAATTGACAACTTCTCGGTCCGTTTCAGGCCGCTTCCCGCAACAAAGGCCTTCACCCTCGCGAAGAGGGTGGGAGCCCTTGTTCTCCCGCTCTTGAAGAGCTTTGACCTTTCGAAGCTGAACGCCGAGGTGGACTTGAACTCCATCATTGACGGCGTCATCGAAACTCTCTCCGGCCTTCCCGATGATAAGGCCGTGGGCATTATCGTCGATAGCCTGCAAGGCTGCACGATAGTCGCGCCCGGAAAGCCTGCCGTGGAAATCAACGGCGTTTCGGACGTGGACGAAGTTTTCCAGGGAGAACTTGAGACGATGTATTCCATCGTTCTCGAAAGCTGGAAATATAACAAGCTCGCCCCTTTCAAGTTGGCGGCTCGCTTTGGAGTCCAAACGAAAGCAACGCATACCTCCGAAGAAGCCGCAAGCACCGAGACGACACCTGGGCAAAAATTGGCCTTGTCGGGAGCCTTGCCCCAGAAGTAAATGACATCTGGCCCGTGCTACGTCTAGTCGTTGATATGGGCCAGTCGTTAAGTGAGGTAGAAAAGATGGATTTAGATGACATCCGTTATTTTAATTCCATCTTGGATATGCGCAGCGATTGCGAAAGTGCCGCCGATGCGTATCAATTCGAACTCATGAAAAAGTCTACTGAAAATAAAAAGAGGTAAGAAATGGTCATCGAGGAACTTTTTACACGACTTGGTTTCCAGGTAGACCCCACGGGCATCGACAAAGCAAAGAGTGCCCTTGGCGGTTTTAAAAAGTTTATTGGTGGCTTGGCTCTCGGAGCGGGTTTTACGATGCTTGCAAAAACAGGCATCGAAGCCGCAATGACTATCGAGGGTCTAACGACCGACTTTGAAGTTATGACCGGCTCCGCAGAAAAGGCCGAAAAAGTCCTTGCTCAAATTGCAGATTTCGCGGCAAAGACCCCGTTCGATAAGATAGGCCTTTCTGGAGCTGCAAAGACTTTAATGGCGTTTGGCCTTGAGTCCGAAAAGGTCCTCCCGACATTAAAGATGCTTGGCGACGTATCGCTTGGGGACCAAAATAAATTAAACGGCCTTGCTCTTGTTTTCGGCCAAATACAGTCCACTGGAAAACTGATGGGGCAAGATTTGCTCCAGCTTATCAACCAGGGCTTTAACCCTCTTACCGAAATTTCTAAAAAGACCGGCATTAGCGTTTCCGACCTCAAGGATGCAATGGCGCAAGGCGCCATTTCAGCAGATATGGTGACGCTGGCTTTTCAGTCCGCAACAAGTGCTGGAGGTTTATTTTATAAAGGTCTTGAAAAACGAAGCGAAACTCTTGAAGGCAAGATAAGCACTTTAAAGGACAATTTTGTCACGGCCCTGCAAAATATGGCCGAGGCATTTTTGCCACTGCTAAAATCTGGAGTTGATTTTCTTATCGCGTTCGATTGGACTCCTATCGTTGCAACAGTCCAAAGTTTCGGCGCTGCCTTGGCTTCAGTTCCATTCGAAGATGTCCTTACATGGGTGCGCAGGCTTTCGATTGCAGTTGTGGCTTTTGCAACTCGCGATTTACAAAAGACTCTAATTCTTGCTCTTGCCAAAACTGCGGAAGCCGGACTCACCGCGTTCCAAGGAATGACCCTTTCCTTTACCAGCTTCCGAAATATCGCAGTGACCGGAGCAAAGTCGATCGGACTTGCAATGAAAACCGCTTTGGGACCAATAGGTATCGCTTTGATGGCCATTGAAGGATTTGTCGCTGCTTATAATTGGCTGGAAAAAAGACAAAAGACCAAGGCTTCGGAAGAGCAGAAAAAATATGCAAAGCAATTCCTGGAGCAAGTCATGAGAAGCGGTAAAACCAGAGAGCAAGTTGTTCGTGAGCAGGTAGAACAACAAGAAGGACGCAAGGCCCGCGTGAAAAGATTGCAGGAGATTTCTTCTCGTGGTGGAGAAGAAGGGCGAAGGGCTGCTCAAGAGCTTGCTAGTGCTCAACTTGATGTAAATAGGAACGCCGCTTTTGTTCATGCCCTAGAAGAGGTTTATAAAGATATTACAGGAATGGAGCTTGAAATCAAGAGTGGAGCTGTGAAAACTCCCGCGTTCAATGGCAACACCGCCGATTTGGAAAAGAAATTTGATGAACTTACAAAGACTTTAAAAGATAGCGCAGTCGCCACGAAAAAGCAGACGAAGGCGACCGAGGACAACACCGCCGCTCAAAAGAAGTTCGACATTTCCTCGCTCTCTCGGCAGGCTTTCGATGCGGCCTTCAATGTAAAACTCCGTGAACTTACTTTGGGGACTATCTAATGTTTAGCGTTGTTGGAGCCATAGCAAATGCCATCGCCGGAGGCCAGCAGCTTCCGCAGCACACATGCCTTTTTTACCGAAAGGAAGGCTACTCCGTGGGCGGCGTTTCTCTTGACCTCGTTCTTGATGAAAGCCACTCTAAATCCGCAGAAGTGACCGAGAACCCGCTGCAAGACGGCAGGGCGATTTCGGACGGCATTTACTTGAAATTGCGCGAAGGTTCGCTCACCGGGCTCGTTTCAAACCACTCGCTGAAGCATACCGAAGAACTTGAAAAAGAGAACCAGAACGCCGAGGGCATCCTGAATATCGCCCAATGGCAGCCGCTGAAGAACCGCGCCGCCGAGGCGTGGAACGAGCTCAAGGCGGTAATGGATGCGAAGCAGACGGTCACTATCGTTACGGCCCTAGAAGTCTACGAAAATGTAGCGATTACAAACATCGACACCACTCTCGATGGCTATAGCGGCGATGCCCTTGCAATTAGGATAACTTTCAAGCAAATAAAGACGGTCCAGCTTGTAGAGGATAAAGTTTCTTTGAAGATGGACCCCGAAAATATGGAAACGGATATAAACCGCATCGTGGCAAATACGAAAGACGGCGGTCAAAAAGTGGCTGAACTTCCTGGTGCAACAATGAACCAACTTTATCTGGGGATTATTCGCTGATGCTTAAAATTCCTTTCAACCCTTCGATAAGTGCAGACCAAACATTCCGCGTCCTTATTCCCGAGCGGATGGTGATTTCCTTGCGCCTTACATGGAATACACGCGACTCTGCGTGGTATATGTCTATTTCTTCGGATAGAGGCGAAATCGGCGCATTGAGAGTGGTTGAACAATGGCCGCTTCTTTTTTCTCACAAGGCTCTATCCCCTATTGACGGGGACATTATTGTTTTTCCTCTTTCCGATGGCAAGGGAAAGCCCTTGAGCGAATATGATGCGCTGGGCGACTCCTGGGGCATTTTCTGGATAGACGAAAATGACCTCGCAGACTGGGAGGCTTCGAATGATATGGGGTAGAGTCGTTCGACTTGAGGCGCGAAATGCCGATGGCGTTCAAGTAGATGTTGCTGCTTTGCGCATTGATGCAAGGTGCGTCCGCTCTCGCGTTTTCGATGATAACGAGCTTGAAGCGACCATCCACGGAGCAAATGACGATACTATCGCAAAGTTTCTCAAGAGAGGCACGAACGTAGCCCTTTATGCAGGGTATGAGCAGGGAGCCGAGCCCGGCCTGATATACCAGGGCAACATCATCGACTCGAAAACGTACCGCAGCGGGACGGAAATCCTGACCGTGATCCGCTCTATCGCTCTCCGCTCGCTAAAAAGGCCCTTTACTTGCACTCCGGTTTGCTTGACTTTTAAGCCAGGATCAAATGCTGGTCAAGTAGTGAAAACTATTGCAAATATATTGGGACTGGTGCCTATTGGGGTAGAAATGGCAGAAGAAGTGCAGCTCCCTTCTGGCTGGACTTTTGTCGGGCCGGTGGCGCAAGCCATGAAAAGGCTCGCGCAGGATATGCGCACGAAAGGCGTGGGCCTTTATGTTGATTTGGCCGAAATGGTAGTTTTCAAATATGCCTCCGACTCTACATATTCCATCGCCTACATTTCCCCGGAAAGCGGCCTCTTGAACCTTCAAGACACTACGGACTATGTGGAGGCTGCCCGCTCGAATTTGTCCTCGATTGTATCTAAATTTGCCGAGCAAGAGGCAGAAAAGGAAAAAGCGAAGAAAGAAGCGGAGAAAGAGGCCGAGGCTAGAGAAAAAGCTAAAAAGAAGGGTAAGAAATACGAGCCAAAGAAAAAAAGCAGGCCAAAGACGACCGAAGTAATATTAAAACCTGAAGATTACGACGACGCCTATGCAGTGCTTGATGATATTTTTACAAACATGAAAAAGACCTATTCCGCACGCACGATGATGATGCCGAAGGTGACCCCGAATTCACTGGTGCATATTGCCGACAAGGGCATTGGCGTGGACGGGCTTTTCGTCGTGGATAGGATGGAAATTGCCGTCGGCAACGGCCCGGACTCTTCATTCGCTATGGATTTGAACCTTATAGAGGCATAATATGAGCATGGCATCGGCACTTGACACATATATGACCGGGGCCTTTTCCTCGGTGCATACCTCTATTCCCGCCACCGTCGTAAAGTATGATGAAGGAAAGCATCGGGCGCAGGTCAAGCCCTCGGTGCGGATGCTCATGGATAACGGCGTTCAAATCGAGCTTCCCGACCTCATGGATGTCCCCGTCGTTTTCCCTTCCGGAAAATTTTTTGACCTGGAATTCCCGCTCGACAAGGGCGACGGCGTTCTGCTCCTTTTTGCAGAGCAGGACATTTCGGCATGGAAGAAAGGCGACTCGCCTGCGGTTCCCGCTACGGCCTCGCGCTTCAACCTTGACTCTGCCATAGCCATCCCCGGCTGCTCTTCGAAACCATCGAAGGGGAAAGCCCGCATCACGATAGACAAGGACGGCGTGATTACCTGGACGGCAAAGAAGTTCGTTTTTGACGGCCAGGTGGTGGCGACCGGCGACGTGATCGCTCGCGGGGATGTATTCTGCGGGCCTGCTCCGACCGGCCCCGGAGTATCCTTGTCGCAGCACATCCACCCGACGGCGGTCGGCCCGACAAGCCCTGCAACGCCTGCACCTATTCCACCGGAGGCATAGAATATGGCTCTTGATTTGACACAATTTAAAAAGGACTTGAAAAAGGCACTCAAAACTGCGCAAGGGAAGAACCAGAAGGACGGAGTCGATAGCGACACCGCTCTCGAGAACCTTGCGGATGAGCTTGCCGAAAAAATCGACGCCTACATCAAGACGGCGACAGTTTCCGTTACCGTGGAGCAGGGTATCGCCGTATCTGTTGAACCGTCAAGCGGGCAGGGGGCCACAACTTCAACCGGGTCCGGGTCCGGGAGACTCTCATGATCGCGTCCGATTTCCGAAAATGGGGGTCGGGTGAGTGCCGGAACGGGTTCGGAGTGGGCCACCCGGCCTCCTCTTTGTTTTTCTTTTTGAAGATGTTTTTGTGTGAAAATCGGGCCAAAATAAGTTATATTTAGGAATAGAAAAGGGAACCTGGAAAATGCAGCTTGCGCTTGATACATCTACATGGGACTTGCATCTCGACAAGACGGGCAATATCGCCACGCTTTCCGATGCCGTCGCGCTCCTTTCGCAGCGCATCCAGTGCAGATTGCAGACTTTCAGGGGAGAGTGCTTTCTCGACCGCTCGATAGGCGTGCCTTACTATTCCGAGATAATGAAGAAGAACCCCGACCTCGGGCGCATCCGCTCCCTGCTCGCCTCCGTCATCGCTGGCGTGGATGGGGTGAGGAAGGTTCTTTCTCTCGACCTGCGTTTTACGGCATCGACGAGAACCTTGTCCGTCCAATTCAGGGTGCAGGGTGCATCCGGTGAAATTGCAGAAGGAGCTTTGTAAGAATGGAATACGTGACCGAGACCGGGCTGAAGAAAAAGACTCTCCAGGAACTCCGAACCGAGACCGAAAATGGCCTGAAGCAAGTTTTTGGCGTTGGCTTCGAGACCGCCGTGGATAGTCCGAACGGGCTTCTCATTTCGCAGCTCGCGCTCGCAAATAGCCGCCTCTGGGACCTCGCGCAGGAAATCTACTCCAGCCTCGACCCGAACCAGGCTACCGGCAGCGCCCTCGATGCCAGGGCCGCCTTTAACGGCGTGACTCGCAAGCCTGCCGAGGCCTGCACCGTGACGGCCATGCTCTACACCGAGGAAGCGAGCGCAACCATCCCTGCTGGCTCTATCGCGAACCGGCAGCGCGGCGACCTCGACTTTGCGCTTGACGAGGCCGTGAGCATCTCCCGCGCGTCATGCGCAGAGCTGATGCTCGATATATCCGATGTTGAACCGGGAACCTATACTCTCGAATTCTCGTTCGGGAACGTATCGTGGGACACTACGTCATCCACGACTCTCGCTTCGCTGATTACTACCGCAGGCGGAACCGCTGAAGAAACCCCTCGCGGGCTTCGCGTGATCTATTCCGGCGGCTCGGTTGGCCTTACCGGAAGCATCCCCGACGGCGTTATCGTTCAGGCGGGAATGCCAGGCAACTTTACCGCAGTCTCTACTGGATACCAGACCTGCGAAATCGGGGAGCTCGACAACATCCCTACGAGCGTGGACGGCTGGAGCTCGGTTTACAACTACGAGGCGGGCACCCCAGGCGCAGACCTTGAAAGCGACGCTTCGCTTCGAATTCGCCGTGAAGCTGCAACGAAGGTAAAGAGAAGCAAGGCTACCGACCCCGCCACCGAGGCGGCCCTGCTCGATGTCCCGGGCGTTACTACGGCCCGCGTTTTCAGCAACAGGGGCTTCGATACGAATGCTGATGGCGTGCCTGGTAAATCGTTTGCCTCGCTCGTCGTTGGCGGCACCGATGCAGCCGTGGCTCAATGTATCTACGAGAACCAGCCCTCGGGCATCCAGTCCTGGGGAAATACCACGGTGAACATCACCGACAGCCACGGCTTCGAGCAGCAGATTTCCTTCAGCAGACCGACGCCGAAGTATCTCTGGGTAAAGTTCTACTATCGTGTCTATGACGAAGAAGTGTTCCCCGGAGAAGATGTCATCAAGAAGGCCATGGTCGAATGGGCCGAAAAGCAGTACACGCTTGGCAAGGATGTTATCCCGACAAGAATTCCGGGAGGCATCTACGAGCTCGTGGCTGGCGTAGGCGTGGCGATAGCGCACGTCGCCATTACGGACAGCCCTGACACGGTTCCTTCCTCCGGCGACTACTCGTGGGAAGCCGCGCTGACTATCCTGCCGTTCGCGTATGCGGTTCTCGAAGAGGACCGGATCGAGACTATCCTCGAAAATGATTAAAGTCTAGAAATTAGGGTGCAGGCATAATGAGCGAAGTCATCACAAGCTATTCGGAAGCGCAGCGAAAGTATGTGCCCGAGCAATACAAGCGGAGCGAGAAGCTGCTCGGCTTGATAGATTGCGACCTTGCGATGGCCGACGAAATCGAGAAGGCCCTGCACGAAATCGGAGACTCGTTTACACTTGATGATGCCGTCGGTCCGATGCTCGATTTTTACGGAGCCTATGCCGGAGGATTTACCCGCCGCGTTGGCGAAACTGACGACCAGTTCCGCGCCCGCATAAAGCTAGGAACCGGAACCGAGGACCTGCCTACTCTTGAGGCGGTCTACAATTATTTCGAGCTTGCGCTCGGCATTACCGAAGTCGGTCTTTTTCCGGTATGGCCCGCGGGGCTTTATTTTGTTATTTTGCATGGCTCCCCGGAGATAGATGCCGAGGACCTGGAAAATATCGCGGCTGCATCTGGAGTCCAGCTCGGACAAGGCACTTTTCTCACCTGCGAAGATGGTGAACCCTACGGGCTCATAGTCCTGGAGGACAACGGGCAGCCGATTGTCGTGGACCAGCGGTGGCCGGATACCGAGTATGCTATTGTGGACGATGAGGGCTACCTGATTGTGGACGATGCGGACAACGTGGTGGTCGGGATTGACTACCTTACAACAAACGAAAGTTTTGAAACAAATTAAACGGAGGGCATAAAAATGTCTATGTTATTCAAAAGGATTAAAGACTGGGCGACAAGCATCACCTCGTTCCGCACGGGTGACGTGATAGCCGTTGACGGACCGGATGGCACCGCGAAGATGGGGTGCGGAACACTCCTGCAAATTACATCTGACAACGTAGAGAATAACGCCTTAATATCCGATGGCAGGGTTCTAAATGGGAAAGTAGTTCGCTACAAAAGTGGTAACTCGGATATATATGCCGCATACCAAAAAAATCCAGACGGCTCGTTTATTTTGCGTAAGACATCGTCTGGTACTATATGGTCTAGTTATTCCAATGCCATAATTCCTGTAAATTCTAATAAAATTTCTATTTCTTTTAGTGTTGCTGCTACTGAAAACAATACAAAGTCTGATGTCAATGTAACTGTATTTGTAAGTAGTGGTGGTAGAGCATTTATTGCTGGGGAGCAGGTTGTTGTGAAGAGTGGTATTGTTCCTCCGAACAACGTGTTTATAGAGTTTGACCCATCTTCTCATCCTGATTGGAGCGAATTAAATGTTTGGATTTCTATGAGTGGCGCCGATGGAAAAGTCGCCGAAGTCAAAATATCTAATTTGCAAGTTTATGGACAAGATGGAATTTCAAATTTCAACAAGTTTGGTGGCACGAATCTACATGAAATTTTGCACTCCTTGGATGATGTTGTTGTTGATGGAAATATCATGGGGGAGGACAAAACAAACGGAAAAAATGTTTATCTGAAAACAGGAAATGAAGATATAAAAAATGCATATCAAAAGAATGCAGACGGGTCTTTTATTATAAGGAAAAATTCATCTGGGACATATTGGTCATATTATAATACTGCAATAGTGCCAAACTTTTCATACTTGGTTAGAATACGTTTTAAGGTCGAAGTCACCGCAAATAATACAAATCCAAACGTTCATGGGGCTGTGTGGGTTTCTAACGGGCGCACTTCTTACGTCACCGGAGAATGCGAAAATATTAAATCTTTTGATAAGAATGCTAACGAGGTTGATGTCACATTTGACCCCACATACTACCAAATTTACAAAGACCCTCCTTGGACTCAATTCAATGTGTGGGTGTCGGTAGTTGGCGCTAGTGATGTTGTTTCAGAGTTGAAAATATCTAACTTGGAAGTATATCAGCTAGAAGGAGAGACGTTATTCAATAATTTTAATGGAAAAACTGCAAAGCAAATATTTGAAAGCATAGATACGACATTATCCGGAATAAATGCTTCTGACAAGTCCGTCATGGTCGCTCCGAACGGAACGAAGTATTTGTTATCCGTACAGAATGACGGGAGCGTATCTACAATTCCGGCAATTCCTTCAAAGGGAGTGTATTTCGGGAACTCTCTGATTTTGGGAAGTGGTCTTTACGGATTGGCAGCGAGTGATGACGAACATGACTACTACTATCTTGTCAATAACTATATTACGACAAACTTGAATAATTCTTTTGTCGCATCGAGGTATTCTGGGACGGCATTTGAAGGTTTGACAAATCCCTCAAACGTTGATTCTACTATAAATACAATGTTGCAGAATCTTGCTGGAGACGAAGACTTGGTTGTTGTTCAACTAGGTGACAATGTCAATACTGCCGAAAAAGTTTCTGTATTTGAAAATAGTGCTCGTCAGCTTCTGCAAGCAATCCGCACGAAGTGCTCTAGAGCTCGTGTTGTGTGGCTTGGTTTGTGGTATAGTTCATCTGCCAAAATAAATATAATTCAGTATGCCTGTAAAAATACTGGTTGTGAATTTGTAAGCATGGCCCACCTCGATAAAAATGCAGGGAAATCGTATATCGGAGCAGTTCAAAAACGTGTGTTGGGTAATTACACACTTTCCGATGTTTCATCCGTTGAAGATGTTGGAGGTGGTTATATCCATATTACGTTTAGTGTATCTGGAAATAACTACACATCTGAAATCCTAGTTAACAGTTGGAGTCTTGATGGCACCACGTTGACTTACAATGGAGAATATAAAATTATAGATTCATCGGGTGCGGCGTCGCATCCTGGCGATAGTGGTATGCGTGACATTACAAATTTGTTCTTGTACCAGTTGGGTTATTCTTCCACGCCAAATCCAATTTCATAGAATTTCACACAAACTAAAATTTTACGGATAACTTAAAACGGAGGGACTCCCCTATGCCTTACGATAGACAAATACCCGATGCGCCCATAACGCTCTCCATGCTGCCCAGGCTTGAAGACTTGCAAGACACGGACTTGATTTATGCGGTTCGCCCTACCAACCCTCTCGGGCAACGTTCTAAATCTATGGCGTTGGGAAAACTTTCCGAAAGGTTCACAAAGGCCTCCACGGGCTGGGTTAGCATAGAAAACCGCTCCCTGGCTGGTGGCATTGAAGCCCTTGCCAAACTGGAAGTCCCGAAAGGCTACGGCGGAAGGTTTGAATTTCGCTTTGACCTTGCATATTCCGACTCAGGAACGCTTCCTCTTGGGTATGTGCAGGACTTGCAAATGCAAGCCTACGACATAGACAAGGGAACCGACCTAGTGGTGGGTCACTTCCAGCGAATTTTCCACGATGCCGCTGGCGCAATTACCGGGTCCAACGCGGTAATTTCTACGCACTGGTGGGGGGCGGTCGATGTTCCCGAAAGCACCAGGTCGCCCTTGCCGGATAGCCGGGAAATACACTTGAAAATAGTGCTTCCCTATGGGGACGCAAGCACCTGGGTTTTATCCAGCATAAAGTTGAAGGCCGAATTGTGGCCGGAGCAGGCAACTGACGCGATGACTATTATAGGGTCGTAAGATGGATATTACTGGAATGGACATTGCAGCGGTTGCAACCCTGGTCGGTTCCATCGGAACCGCCGCAACGGCGGTCGTGAAAGCCGTGCAGGCGGTGCGCAAGGCGGAAGCCGCCGACGCCCGCGCCATTGCCATCGAGCTTCAACGGGAGCAGGCAAAGAAGAATCGCGACCGGGAAATTGAAAACCTAAAGACCGAAGTGAGGGTGCTCCAGCACGAAAACAAGGAGGTGCGGGAGCGCTTGAGCGAAGGGAACGGGCACTTTGTGCGCCTGGAAGGCGAGGTCAAGGAAACGAACGGACTGCTGCGCGAAATTATCGGGGCGCTGCGGAATAGCGGGTTCGTTATTTCCAAAAGCCCGAAACTATCCAGGGACTCGGGGCTAGATCTATGAGCAGGCGCACGAAATGCACGGTCAAGAATGTAGTGGTTTCGCCGTTTCTCGTAGATGGAAAGCGCCCTTTCGTTTTTTCTGCGGATGCAAAAATCCTCGTCAATATCGTGCGGACTTTTACCGATGGCAGGGAGGAAACTGCCTGCATGGAAATCGACATAAAGCCGGGTTTCATGACCGACGGCGCATCTACTTTCTGGCCCATTTCAAAAATCGTTCCTCAATGGAGGGCGGGCGACGACAAGTATAATGCAGGGCCCACCGTGCATGACGTGCTCTACATCCTCGAAGGCATCGTGCAGTCGGAATTAGAGCCGGTGAAGCTCGCCCGCGAGGAAGTGGACGATATTTTGCGCGGCATCTGGAGGTGCTGGGGCATGAGCCGTTTTGTGGCCGGATGCGCTGACAAGGCCATCGAGCTATTGGCCGGAGGCAAAAGGCACTGGGGCAACGACGGCTTCGGCGTTCGCGGGCTTGTAGAAGCAACCTGGAGGACTCTTGAATGAGCTTTGTTGATTACGCGATGAAATTTATCGGGCGGCCTTATGTATGGGGCGCCGACGGCTCCGGAAAGTGCGGAGGTGGATGGGATTGTAGCGGCCTTGTCCTTGAATGCCTCTGGGCGTTCGGACTTTACGATGGCCCCGACACTACCGCGCAGGGGCTCCACAAGGCGCTCAAGAAATCCGGATGGAAGGAGGTCCCCTTCGACTTCATCGCTGAAGGCGACGTGCTATTTTTCGGCAAGTCGGTAGAGAGCATCACGCACACGGCGCTCGCCATCGGCGAAGGGCTCATGATCGAGGCGGGAGGCGGAGGTTCCAAGTGCAAGAACCCGGCCACATCTACGGGCATGGTGCGTGTGCGGCCTATTGCATCGCATAAGGATTTGGTTGCTGCATTGAGAAAAAGCAAATAGATAAACGTAGTCGGGGAGGCTACAAAAAGCCCTCGGGGAGAAATCCTCGGGGGCTTCGGTTTTATGTGGATGCTTTTTATACGCGCACAGCCATAAAAAGTTCACCCGGATGATCAACTCCGTCGCAAACGGCACGTTGAAAATGCACCCCGTCCGGTGTTGTGCCAAATTCCCAAACCCGGCGATAAATATATTTTGCTTCGCTTAACTTTGGGAAAAGCCCGGCGGCGCTGGCACGCTGATAAAAGGTTTCTTTATCAACAATTTGCGGTCCTATAAAATAACGCTTCTGCATCTTTGTTATCTCCTGAACCTCGGTTCTCCCCAGCATCCTCCCACAACCGGGACCGGGCATCCTCCCAAAGTTTTCATCACGCCGTTTCGGTCGATATAGTTGTGCATTTCATTCTGCGACTTCTTGAAGAGTCCAAGGATTTCGTCGAGCATTATCTTCTTCGGCTCTCTTGCGTTTCGCAATTCGTGCAGGGAAATCCTAGTCGACGCCCTGAAATCTCGCGCCCGCAGGTTGACCTCGAACTGTGCAGTCGTGCGGGAGCCTTCCCTTTGATACCTTGCGGACTCCTCGGGGTCGCAAAAAGCCCTTATCGTGAGACCGATAGTTGCGACACTGGGGGTATAGAAGGCAACGACTAGAGAAGCGCCTCGCGGCTTCATCATGTCGCTCGCCTGGGCTATGAGGCCTCTAACCTTGTCCTGCCATTCGAGAACCCAATAACACTTCGGACAACATCTATAATAACCGGCACGCCTCGAACACCCGCAAACGGGGCATTTGTGCAGCCTTTCTCGATAGCCTGTTCTGCGAGGCTTCCACTCATCGCTAAACGGAAACCTTTGTTTGAACAGCTTTTTTCTTAATCTACGAGTCCTTTTCATCTTTTTTGACCTCCGTTAATTCCTTTTTCTTGTTGTAGTCGCTTTTTCTCTTCTCCAGGATTTTCTCGCGGTTGCGCTCGTAATAGGCCCGGCCTGCCGCACGGTGCGCCTCGGCGTATGTAGCATATTTTTTCTTTTTCCGGGGCCTCGATGACGGCACCGACCCGCGCCGGATTTCCCTGCGGAGCTTCGCTGCCTTCCTTACGTTCTCCCAGAAGGCATCTTCCTCTTTTGATCCGATGCCGAACGCGGCCTGGATGGTTCGGAGACGAACCGTCTCGGAAAAAGTGAGCCTCGGTTTCCTTCCTCTCATGCCGCCGCGCTCCTTACCAGATGCACGGTCATTAGGCCGATGTCCTGGAGCGCGATGGTGACGGCAGAAGGCATCTTCTTGTTCGCCCTGCGCATGGCTCTATACATCCTGTTATATGCCCT